ACCCCGGTAGATCCGGCCCCTGTCGTCCCCGAAGTCGCTCCCGTGACCGACCCTGTTACTCCCGAGGTTGCTCCCACGGAAGGCACCATTGAGGCCGTCACAGAGGACATCACCTTTGATGGCGTGAAGTATGGTGATTATGAAGTATCCGTCTCCATCCCCGTAGAGGTGGCAAATTTCGCCGCTGAGAACGGGATTGATGCAAAGGCCATCTCCGAGGAGTTATACGGCTCAGAGGACTTCACGCTTGGCGAGGAGACCATGACCACACTGTATGAGAAGTTCGGCAAGTGGCAGGTTGACTCATACCTCGGCGGGATCAAGGCCAAGAATGACGCCCTGATCGGTGACCACAAGACGAACACAGTCGCCGCTGAAGAGGCTTCCACGAAAGCATGGGAGTCAACCATGGAGATGATGGGTGGAGAGGACAGGTGGGACGATTTGAGCGCTTACGCCACATCGAATCTCTCCGACGATGATCTGGCCGAGTTCAATCAGGTCATGGAATCAGGTTCCCTTCGGGTGCAGCAGCTCATGGTCAAAGATCTGTGGAGCCAGTTTGATGCCTCCGGTAAGCCTGTGGCACCTGTTACCCTTGATCTTGAAGATGGATCAAACAGCGGCGATCCTGAGACCGGGGGAGGTGCAATCACGGCGGCTCAGTTTAAAGAGTCGTTCTCCAATGGCGAATACCGGAAAGACCCGGCAGTGTGGGATAAACGCCGCCGTGCTGGTATGGCAAAGGGCATCTAAATAATTAAGTTGCTCTATAGATAACCAGAGAGAATAAGAAATAAACAGAGAGTTAAGAGAGGTTAGCAGTGTGGCTTTCCTCTCTTCTTCTTTTACCTTTCATTACAAAGGAGGATTATAAATATGCCTGACGCAATTCAGAATCTTACCAACCCCGGAGTGGACGCAAACGGACAGGTGGACTCCCTGCTCATCGAGAAGTTCAACGGCACCGTACATGAGGCTTACCAGAAAGGTGAGAACCTTCTGTCTGCCTTTCAGGTGCAGGAGGTCGTAGGCACCAACATCGTCTCCAACAAGTACGTGGGTGACACTCAGCTCCAGACCCTCACGCCCGGTCAGGAACCCGAACCCACGGACACCGACTTCTCCAAGAACGCACTGGTCGTGGATACCATCGTCCTCGGTCGTAACACCGTTCACACCCTGCATGATATCCAGAACGACTTCTCCGTCATGGACAAGCTCGCCAAGAACCAGATGGGCAAGCTCAAGACCCTCGAAGATCAGATGGTTATCCAGCAGCTTCTCGCCGGTGGCCTGACAGGTGGAATCTACGATCCCTTCGCAACCACTCCCGGTGATGCCATCACAGGCGGTGTCTCCCGTGTATCCGGTCAGGGTGTGGCGATCAACGTCGAACTCCTCGATGACCTCACACAGGCACAGGACCCTTACCAGCTCGTATCCGCCATCGAGATCGCCATCATGGGTCTCGTTACTCAGCGTGTGCCCCTCGTCGGTATGAAGTGTATCGTTCCCATCGCAGAGTTCGGCCTGCTCGTTGACTTTGGCCTGATCGCTCAGGCTGCTGGTGGAACCAACGAGACCACCGGCCCCGGCTTCTCCGGTCTCATGGGTACGCTCAAGGGATACAACCTTCCCATCATGGGTTCCACTGAGTTCACTCAGATGAAGATCAATCCTCATGACGGTGCGACCAACCATCTCCTGTCCAACGCCAACAACGGCAACAGGTACGATGTGACCGCTGACATGCAGGCAGCCCATGCCGTCATCTACAACTCCGATGCCCTTCTCGCTGGCCGTACCATCGGCCTTCAGTCCGACATCTTCTTCGACAAGAAGACCAAGGGCTTCTTCATCGACTCATGGTTCTCCGAGGGTGCCACTCCCGACAGGTACGATAACATCGCCATCGTCGCCTCCACTGCTGATGCGGATAATGCCGCCGTCAACACCAAGGCCAAGGGCAAGGCGTCCGCAACCAAGACCTATTCCTAATAGGTAAAGGAGGTGGCTAATGCCTATTCGTAAAGTCAAAGGCGGCTGGAAGTATGGTGATTCTAAGACCTTCAAGAAGAAACCCACGAAGGCTCAGATCGCTGCTATCCATGCCAGTAAAGAACGTAAGAAAAAGAAATAGTCTCACACGTGAGACCGCCCTCTACCTACTTCAAGGTAGGGGGCTTTTTTCGTAAGGAGGAACTATGTCTCGTACTCGTTTAGATGCAATCAATATGTGCCTTCGTGGTATCGGGGTTGCTCCCGTGGCTACCGAAGATGACCCGGATCTGGATGCTGCATTGGCAGGCCAGACCATAGACCAGATCACCGAGGATATCCAAGCCCGTGGGTACTGGTTCAACAAGGAATACAACTGGAAGCTCATACCCAATGAGTCTACAGGTTTCATTGATGCTCCAAGTTCTGCCATCTCTCTTGTAACTGTTGGAGTGTCCCGTGCTATGAAGATTACCATCCGGGGTGGCAAGCTGTATGATCTTGTGAACCACACTTATGACATGCGTATTCTGTTGGCCGAGGTAGGGAACGGAGAGTATATCGAGTTCGCATTCATCACTTCGATTCCCTTCGATGATATGCCACCGCTGGCAAGGTTGGCTGTAACCTACACTGCCCGACGAACCTTCGCTCAGGACTTGGAGGTTGATGAACGTAGGTGGAAGTTCCAAAGAGTTGATGAGGACAATGCAATGAATGCCATGCTCAAGGAAGATGCAAGGAACACCAAGAGGAATTACCTGCGAGATAATATTCAGGCATCTACATTCCTTTCTCTTGTCGGTGGCAGGAACTCAAACACAGGTGGCCTCGCTATCTTCCCGAGACGCTTTACATACTAAGGAGGTGAGATGAGCTATATTACCAGCAACCAAGGGAGGCCGATTCAGGGTGTCTCTCAGCAGCCGGAGAAGGTAAGGCTTCCCGGCCAGTGTACCAAATCAGACAACTTCAAGCCTGACTTAGTGCGTGGCCTCACGACAAGGCCCGGCGCTCATGCTCTCCTGAAGTTGTTGAATATTGACCCCGCTGATACAACCAAGTTTCATCACTATGAACGAGGGACAGGCGAGGAGTACTTCATGGCAGTTCAAACAGATGGGCTGGTTCGGGTGTGGTCACCTGCCATAAACGGGTATCTTGCACAGGATCACCCTGTTACTGTTGAGGGTACAAGCATCGCCTATCTCACTATGGATGATGCCCATGATAATCTCAAGATGATGACTATCGGTGACTACACTTTCATGGTCAATACCGAGAAAAAGATCCTTGAGGATACCTCCACTAAATCCCCTGCGGCTGAAAACAAAGCCTTGATCTATGTCCAGTTCGCAGATTATGCACAAAGGCTCTCTGTGACCCTCGAAGGTTTCAGTGGTGAAGTGGCAGCAATCCAGATACCAGATGGAGGAGAGCCTTATCACTCGAATGCAGTTCAGCCGGATTATCTCGCCAGCATTCTCTATGAGATATTGACGACAGGAACAGCTACCCCAGAATGGGGTATCTCTTTGTCCGGGCAGAATATTACCAGTCTATACACCGTATCTCTGGATGCTAATGTCATCACACTCCAACGGATTGATACCAATGATTTCACCATAGCTGTTCAGGACGATGCAAATAATAAGAACTCTGTTGCCATCAAGGGTAAGATCAGTGATACTACCTTGCTTCCCGGCAGGGCACCCGAAGGGTTCAAAGTCGAAGTGGACCCACCCGGTGCCACCTCAGTCAAAAATTCAAGTTACTGGCTTGAAGCTATCAATACCGGATCGACTCATGTTACATGGAGGGAGACTATTGCCCCTGACCTCACAGTACGTGCGGACCCGGCAACCATGCCTCATGTACTGGTGCGTGACTCTTTCAATGAAACGACAGGACAGGCTCAGTTCACATTGAGGCCGGGAGAGTGGGAGAGCAGGGAGGTTGGGAATGCAGCTACCAACCCGCAGCCGACTTTCATTGATGCAACCAACCCTGCGACAATTCAATCTGTTGGCATCTTTCAGAATCGTTTGTTCTTTACATCTGGTGAGTCTGTTATCATGACCCGATCTGATAACTTCTTCAACTTCTACAGGGAGACTGCACAAGCAGCATTGGATACTGATCCGATTGATATCTATGCTGATGTGGCACAGGTGAACTTCTTAGAGGCTGCGGTTTCTTATGATGGTGATCTTGTATTCTTCAGCACCAAGGGACAGTTCATTATGTCCGGGGATAAACCTGTTACAAGGGATACCGCCACATTAAGACAAGCTACACAGTTTCGATCAGAGCTGGCAGTGGACCCTGTAGCATCGGGTGATAACATCTTCTTCTGTTTTGACTATGGGAGGTTCACTGGTGTTCGAGAGTTCTTCACAGATTCCGTAACGGACACCAAACGGGCAAGACCTGTAACAGATCATGTGAAGCAGTTCTTAGAAGGGAGTCCGACCGTGATGGCATCTTCGACAAACCTGAACATGCTGATCATCAAGACAGATGCTCATGACAATTACCTGTATGTTTACGATTGGTTATGGCAAGGTGCTGACAAGGTTCAGTCTGCATGGGGTCGTTGGATCTTCCCTCCGGATACGAAGATACTCCACTTCAAGTTTGTAAAGGAGAATTTGTTTCTTGCAGTAGAGAGGCCCGATGGTATCTATCTTGAGAAGATTGACATGGGTGATACGGATGATATTGATATCACTTATCCATTCCGTGCCGATCACAAGACAGATGCCACCATGGAAAAGATAGACAGCTATTGGCGCACGGCTGATGTCTATCCCAATATAGATGTGGATCGTCTCCATATGGTAAGGAGGACAGGCTCATACGCAGAGGATGCGGGAGCTGTTGTCGAATTGACTCGGCCAGAAACACCTGATGGTTATCTATACACCGACGAAGATTTAGGTGTTGGTGATGTTGAGGTGACGTATGGCCTGAAGATAGATTCGCTCTATATCCCCACAAACCCTGTAGCCAAGGATGAGAATGGACAAGCGCTTAACCTTGACCGTTTGACCGTGGGTGCATTCTATCTGAATTACAACACTTCGGGTGCAGTCACAGCCCTTGTCGAGAATACCTATGGGGTTGTGAGAGAACACCCTCTGATCAACAGAACCATCGGTGGCCCCGAAAACCTTGTGGGCTTTGCACCTCTTGTGCCGGGACAACACAGAGTAACCATCCGGCAGAAGTCCGACCGTTATCAACTCGGGTATTTCACTAACAGTCACATCCCATTAGAGATCCGTGACTTCGAGTTTAACGGAAACCTTACAAGAAGAGGAAGGAGGATATGATATGGGAATATCTGTAGGGATAGCAGCAATTGCAAACTTCGCATCAACATATGGAGCTGCAATAGCGGCTGCCAGTGCAGTGGCAGCGACAGCAACCACCTATGTCTCAACCAAGAATCAGGCCAAGGCTCAGGAAGAGTACAACAAAGGGCTTGAAGCTGAGGCGATCCGACAGTACGGAGAACTTGATAAGGCAGAGGCAGATGCAATCTATAAATCCCATCAGGATTCTATGGAGGCACAGAAACAACACATGGTGGCAAGGAGCAGCATGATGCTCGAATCTGCCGCAACAGGAACCTATGGTAGTTCTTTGGATGTTGCACTCGCAGATCTGAACACAGGCTTCGGCCAGCGGTTAGGCGAGATCACATATGCAAGGGATTTTGAACTGGATAGTATTAATCGGACTGCCGAAGGTATCCGGCAGAGTGCAATCTCTGGCTCAGACAGGACGGTGAGGAAACCCGCCTATCTTGCAGCAGCAGGAGCCGGGATCAGTACATTCGCCAGAACCTATGGTATGACCAAACAGGTCGGTAAAGTGGCTGAACAGGCCCAACCGGGACGAACCTATAAATCATAAGGAGGACAGATGCCGAGACAGAAAGTAGCAGACCCGTTCGCACGTAAGGCAGAACGCCCACGCTACCAGCCTGATCTTGTAAGCCGCGCCTTGCCCCGTGCCGCATATCAGCCGGGGCCGGACGTTGGCACCGAGATCGTAAACTCACTGGTGAGCTTCGCTGGTGTAGCTGGAACTGTGTATATGCAGGAGACCAGCAAGAAGCTGGAAGCCGATAAGATCATTCAATCCGCAAGGGCCACCCAAGGTCTGACACCTACCGATGACGCTACTGTTGCCGGATACCGTGCCCACGCTACCGTTAACTTAAAGAATCAATCCCTTGCTTCACAGGCAAGGCTCAATGATTTTGCAGCCCAACGCCATACCGATGATGAATGGGAGGCCGCTATTCAGGCTGAGTACAAAACCATTGATGATAACATGATGGCAGAGTATCCCAATTACGAAAGGGATATCGAGATGCAGAAGCTCTCGGCTGTTGCCCTTCGTGAAGTTGTGCCCCGAGCTACGATCCAGAGGGAGGCCAACAAGCTGGAGTTTGAAGTGCAGGACAGAATCTCTGTCGCCACTGACTCTTTGATCAATGGTGCGAAGTCAGGGCAAATTGATCTGCCTGCAACCGAAGCTGCCTTGGGTGCCCTGAAGCTCACGGAGTCGCAGAAGGATAAGGTCTTGATTGATGCAGCTATCAACTCCAATGATCCGAACCTGATGGCTATGACCAAAGAGTACAAGGGTGTGAGGAAGACTTCGTTGTATGAGAGGACTGGTTCCCTTCAGGCTCTTGAGCGCAGGCAGGTGGACACGGCACTCAGTGCCAACGCCATCGACTTGGCTGTTGAAGTCCGTGGGCTTGAGGAGGGTATGATCGCTGGTGAGATGACAGAGGAGGAGTTCACCACCCGTGTCAAGTCGAGAAACAAAGAGTTGAATGGTAAGTTCATGACCCGCTCTCAGTACACCTCTGTCCTCAATAAGGTTGATAAGCAGAAGGCAGCTAACTTCCGGCAGCGTAAGATCATCGCTGATGTTGCCGACCCCACCAAGGTTGATATGGGTGGGTATAAGAAGCAGGAAGTTCAGGGTGCGCTCAATGCTGTATTCGAGAATGAGATCACCCGTATCGAAGAAGGAGCCGCCGACCTCGACCCTGCTGAAGGTGAGCAGGTTAAGGCCAATGGTCGAAAGGCAGCCATCGCAAGGGTAGGAGATATGGCAGTCAAGTCAGGTGAGGTTCTGGATGTGTGGGTTGGTGAGTTGAACAACTTTGCAAACATGAACGTACCCGCCAATATCCTTGAGATGCCAGTAGGTGAATTCAAGGTAGATCAGTTACCGCCAATGGCTCAGAAGGCTATCGAGAAGCTGGATTCCCTCTCCGTCACTGCCGGGGCTAAGTTCATTGAAGCCCTCGGCTCAAGGGAAGGGAAAGTGATCAGGCATTTCCAGAACCTTCGGGATATGGGTACACCTCTGCCTCAAGCTCTGGCTCAGGCCCAACGTGATGCGAAGAACCCCACACCTCGGAATGCCAAAGTTATGCAGAAAGCGATCAAGTCCGTCCGCAGTGATCAGGAGTTCTGGTGGTGGAAGCCTGACTTCAAAGATAATCAGGAGGCATACCTTGAGGGAGAGATCTATAAGAAGTTGGATCTTGATCCGATGGTGGACAGTGAACGGAATATCAATGTGGTCAATGAGTGGCTGAAGAATGAATGGACCGTTGCCGGTGGTCTCAGGCTGAAGGGTTCGCCACAGAACTTGCAGAAATCCACAGGCATCCACGTGGATAAGCTCAGGGGTTCTTTCGACGCTGCCCTCTTTGCGGAGAAGGGACGTATTCTGCCTCAGCTCTCCGGTGGCCTCGGCATCAAGGATGTGTTCCCTGTGACTGATGTTAAGCGTGGCACCTTCAGGTTCACCACCAACAGCGGCGCATGGCTCGGACCACCCCGGCCTCTTGCAGATCTTCGCAAGATCGCCAACAAGCATAAGGTAGCGATGGAAAAGGAAGTCACGCAGGAAGCGATTGACCGTGTAAATAAACTCAAACTTGGAGGATTCTAATATGCCTAACTTTTTCTCACGTGGATTGGAGGCGCTGTCTGGCCTCCTTGACTCTGACAAAGATCCTTTGACTGTCCGAGAACAAGTGGTTCAAGGACTCCATCCTGAAGGAGCAACCGATGATGAACGAGCTGATGTACGAAGGCAGATCGAAGAACTCATGGTGCGAAAGCAGGTTAGGCAGCCGGAAACTGTTATACCTGATTTACCTGATGATTCTATTATGCGTCCTATTGAAGATATCGTCACCCCTGATATGCCGCCTGCCTTTGATATTGCCGAACCCTTAGATGTCAGTACTCAGACCGAGCAAGCGGCAGAGGAGGACTGGCAGAAGACTATGTATGACCAAGCTGCCGAAGATATTGTGGAAGGGAATCTTGGTGCGGAGATGTCAGAGAATGAAGCCCGTGCCGAACATTGGGAGGAAGTGAAGAACATCGAGAACCCACAGGAAGTTGGGATGCAGCAGACGCCCACGGGTTCTCGGTTCATGCCTTTCAAATCCATGGAAGGACAGGGGCCGGACAAAAAGATGTCGGAGTATGAGATCGGCTATGGCATTAAGATCCCACAGGCATGGCTCTCCGACAACAAGAAGGACTGGCCCATGATAGACAGTGTGGTTGTTGATGTGAGCAAAGGACTCACAAGAGAGCAAGCCAAAACAATGTCCACGGAGATCCTGAAGACATCCTATGGTCAGGCTGAAACCAACCTCGGCTCTGAATGGGATAATGCCACCGAAAGGGAGAAGACCTTTTGGGCTGATCTCACATACAATGGTGGCAAAAGTGCCATGAAGAAGAACCCGAAAGCAATGAAGGCAGCGAAGGCCGGGCTTGGAGTTGAGGCCATGGTCAAGACGCTGGACTTCATCGGTGCCGGTGGCAAGAAGGCCCGAGGTCTCCTGAACCGCCGCATCTCCATGTATAACCAAGCAGCACTTGGCATCTCTGGCGCTCCTATCATCGAGCGCTATGAGTTCGGCAAGGATATTCGTGTCCAGTTCTCTTCTCCCTTTCGTACTAAAAAGATGGGGAAGAAGATGACAAAGAAGATCAACGGCAATGATAACTGGTACAGAGTGACCAGTGGTCCCGGCACTGCCGAGGATACGAATACCTTTGAAGTTGATGAAGACTATAATTTCAGGAGGTAATATGGCAGACTACTATGACCAGTTCATTCAGGGAGATGACCCTTTCTCCACCGACCTTCGGTATATCGCAGAAGCTACCAAGAAGGAACCGGAGGGTGGTTATCTCGGGGCGGCGTTCAGGGAAGCATGGACGCCAATGGCAATCAGCAGGATCTATGACAGACGCTCATCTCAGTTCGAGGAGGATCAGGAATGGGAGATAGGCGAAGATGTTCAGAAAGACCTTGACCTTTCCTACAACCGGAAGGAGACCAAGTACCTTACGGAAGCTCTCTCCGAACAGGAATTCGTAGCAAGGAAGGGCTTCATTCAGGAGGACAGAGATCGTCAGATTGCAATTGCAGAGTCAGGTGGTGCTGGTGTTGTTGCCAGCCTTGCCTTCTCCCTGTTTGATCCGGTCGGCATCGCAGCCGGTCTTGTTACTGGCCCGGTTGCGGGTGCTGCCAAACTATCAGGCGTTGCGAGGACACTTACCATGGCCGGTCTCTCCGGTGTGGAGAATGTGGTAATCGAACGTATCCTGATGGAGGGTAACACACAATCCAGCTATGCGGACTTGGCTATGGCCTTTGGTATGGGTTCTCTCATTGGAGGTGGCATCTCTGCTGTCTCCCGTGGGAAGCACCCTCATGCCGCCGCTGGTGCTGATGAACTGGACAGTGCAATGAGAATGGATGCGGAGGGCGTTGTCGGTAAGGAGACGCTTGATGCAGTCAGGGGTAAGTCCATTGGGCCTATGGAAGCTATCGAACCCGAGATGGATTATGCCAAGATCACCCGAGGTATGGAGACTCATGAGGCTGGTCTCACACGTGAGACTAATGCTGGTAATGAGATGACCGCAGGCAGGCAGAAGCAATCCCGAAAGCGTATCAAGGAGCTTGAGGCTGAGATCGAGATCCACAACAAGGAGGTCAGTGAGGCTCAAGGGGAAGTCACAGCCCATCGTGATGAGATCTTTGAGCAGCA